CATGGACACGCGATTGACATTATTCAGATCATTGCGCTGGTCGATGCAGCAGCTTTGGTCTGCAAGGAAATAACAGGAGAAAATAATGAAAACACACAACGAGATAGCAATGCAGGTTAAGAAGTACTGGGACAACGATGGTTCTAGGTGGAAGCTGTGGGTCGAGGCTGGCGGATTCCGCACAGAGATTTTCTGTTATGACACGACGGATGCCAATGCCTATGCCAAGTGCATTCGGGAGCTGGTAAGCCATGCCTACCAGTTGCAAAGCGTATGAGCATACGAGAAGAGATTGTAGATCACTTTGGCGAACCTGCTGAAACAATGCTGTTCGCAGATGGATTCGATGACGCAATCATCGGAGTGGGAAGCACGTTCGGCGGGAGTCTGTGCGCTGTTTACGATACCGACGAGATCATTGAGATCCTTATGAAGCAAGGCATGGATTACGCAGAGGCGCTGGAACACTTCGATTATAATATTGCAGGATCGTATGTGGGGGAGCAGACTCCGATCTTCATGCATAAAATAGAAAGTGAAACCAAGTGAGCGCTCTCTTGGATTGGATCATCGTTGGAGCAGGATTGGCCATAGGTAGACTTCTTGTGGCGATTGCTGTTATTACGATAGGCATCGCAATTCTGGCAGCGTTCTTTATTTACGAGGAGAAAACAAAATGAAACTATGGACCAATAACACACCAGGGGTCCACGTTGTGGACGATAATAAATTGTGGCCACGTTGTAGCTACATATTGCCAGATGAGTTGACTGGAGAGACGTTCAAGGATGGCGTCCCTGTTCCTCATAAGATCAAGCCGTATTACCCAGGAAGGGCTGAAGGTGGATCGACTGCTGTCTACCGCGCTGGAGCCATTGGTGACGCAATCATGGCCACAGGTATTGTGCGATACCTGGTGGACAACTCTGGTGGGGCCGTGGACATTTACTGTCCTGCTCGCAACATGTCTCTGTTCGCTGGTCTTGGTGCGAATGCCTATCCGCTTCCGCCCACGCTAGAAGCATGGGAGTCATACTACGCTCATGTCCCGCTCGACGATCTGTTCTCTGGCAAGGTTGGTGGAACCGAGCTAGGCACAGGGCCTGGATGCCACTATGACAGGATTTACACATGGATGGGTGCTGAAGGTTTGGTGGCGGATGTATCGGCAAAGGTTGGAGAGAGGAAGCTTGTCGATCCAAAGTATAAGCGACCGCACCTCTACGTTGTCCAACCAGATTACGAGGAACTGAAGAAGATGGGACGCTGGCCGTTGCCAGATCCTTACTTCGTCTACCACGTCTCGTCTTCTGGTCCTACCCGCACCTACCCACCGCAACTTGGCAGGCTGGCAGTCCAGGCGCTGCTCGAAGAGTTTCCAAAGCATCATGCGGTCATTATCGGGCTGGATCGATCAATTGATTTCCACGTCGATCATCCGCGCATTGTTGATCTATTCAACGCGACATCCAGCGTGCGTTCATTGTTTCCGATCGTGCATGGCGCTGACTTTGTTGTCGCACCAGACTCGTCGGTCAATCATATGGCTGCTGGCCTGGATACTGCGTGCATCAGTCTATGGGGGTCATATGACCCGATGGATCGGTGCAAGTATTATCCAAGGTCCTATCCAGTCTTCGCACCAGAGGTTTGTCCGCACGCACCTTGCAGGCCACATGGCGCGTTGCCTCAATCCAAGTGCAAGGACGCAAGCAACAAGACCAAAGGCACGCAGTACTGGTGCAACGCGCTTAGAAACATCACGGCGGATATGATCGTAGAGAAAGCAAAGAAGGCGATGGAGGAGGACAAGCAGTAGTCACGGATTCCCCGAATGGTGCGCAGGGAGAGCCTGCGACTGAGCTTTGTGTGCTTGCATGAAACAAAGGGGAATTGTTTTTAATATTTCTGTTGCGCTTTTTATTTTTATTGTGACAATGCCGAAATGATAACCACACAAACTAAAGCTGAATCGATTGTCGGGCAGGTCGAGTGGCAGTCTGAAAACCACGGACTCTGCCGTTGCCCAGGCGAGCAGTTCCACACAAGCAATACCAGGGTGCGCGATACCACGGTATTCGTGGATTCCGTTCCTACAATTTTCTGCTGGCACACAAGCTGCCAAGCGATGCGCAACGATGCGAATTACAAATTGCGCAAGCTAATCCTAAACGATCCGCTGTACAGACCGCTGGTCGCGCCGATGTCTACCAATGGAACTAATCCAATGAAACTCGTCATCGAACGCGATGTTGAGAGTGACATAATCCAGAGAATCGGAGTAATTGCACAATCCAATCGCGCCAGGTATCTCGCACATTACAAGTGGGACCCAGCGGACATGTACGAGCAGTCGCCTGCTAAACTGGACGATAATCCGACCAACGATTACAGGATGCTGGTATCGCTGTTCAAGTCCGACGACATCGTGTGGATCGGTGCGGTGAAGGATAGCGGTAATCATCCGCAAAACTTCCGCGCTGCTTCCGAGTGGATGAACCTTGACGAACCAGTCGGACAATTCATTACTGGATCTGCGTTCAAGGCTGGCACGATTAGCAGGGCCAATGAGAACGTGGACACGCGCAGGTTCCTGGTCGTTGAGAGCGATGAGTTGTCGAAGGCCGAGATCGGCGCGGTCTTCCAATTGATGCGCGATTTGTTTAAGATGAAACTTTACGCTGTGGTCGATACGGCAGGCAAGAGTTTGCACGGATGGTTCGACCCGATGCCTAATCCAGAATGGGAGAAGCAATTGAAAGCATTCCTGGTTCCGATGGGATGCGATCCAGCGACATTTAAACCGAGCCAACCTGTGAGGGTGGCGGGAGCAAAGAGGGATGATAAAACGCAAAGCCTGCTTTGGTTTTGCAAGGAGGGAAAATGATCGAGCCAGCAGTAGCACTAGGACTGAAACCGTCGGTGGACCAATGGCCACCGATTAAGACGTACAGCGAATTACTCACGGACAATCTAAAGGAACCCGATGTTCTTATCGAGGGCATACTGCACCAGGGGGGCAAGCTCCTGCTTGGCGGAGGTAGTAAAGCATTCAAGAGCTGGAGTCTGATTGACTTAGCCCTTTCGTTACACTCTGGCACTCCATGGTGGGGGCAGAAATGTACCAAGGCCAAGGTGCTGTTCATTAACTTTGAGATTCAAGAATGGTCGTTTCGCTCCAGACTGGCGGACGTAATCGCAGCGAAGGAGTTGCAAGGCAAGGTGGACGACTTCGACGTGTGGACGCTCAGAGGATATGCAGCCGACTTGACATTGATCCGCCCGATCATCGAGAAGCACATCGAGGGGCGCGGGTACCAGGCGATTATCCTTGACCCAAACTACATGCTGATGGGCGACCGAGATGAGAATAGCGCTGGCGATATGGGCGCCCTTATGAATGAGTTCGAGTACCTCGCCACGCGCTACAATCTGTCAGTCATCCTGTCCCATCACTTCAGTAAGGGCAACAAGTCCAGCGCCGAGGCCATTGATAGGTTCAGCGGTAGCGGTGTCTTCGCTCGCAATCCAGACAGCCTGGTCGTATTGACAGCGCATGAGGAGGACGAGAAGACGTTCACCTGCGAGATGACCCTGCGCAACTTCCCACCTGTCGATCCGTTCGTGGTCCAATGGAAATACCCTATGTTCAGCGTCAACTACAACTTGAACCCCGACGAGCTGAAGCAGAGCGGTGGAAAGAAGAAGCTTGTAGGCGATGCAAGGCTGCTAAAAGAGATGGGTTCACGCGAGTTCACGGCGTGCGACCTGTTCCGATTTGTGCAGGAAAAGTTCCAAGTTTCGGAGTCAACCGCCAAAAGACATGTAAAACGCATGTCGCAGGCTGGCAAGATACTGAAGGAGAATGGGTTATATACCGCCAACCAGTCGGTTTTCTGAGGTGTCAAATCGCGGTGTCAAAATGGGTTCTTCTACACTAGTGTCATTCCTATATATATAAAGAACCATGAACCACGAAGGAACCAGGGGAAGGGGACTCCTTAATCCGTCCCCTCCCCTTCACCTGCGGTGTTCCGTAGTGAAACTTCAAACTGGCGGGACCAGAAAACAAATGACACGGCATGGGTGGTTCACCGCCCATACCTGCCAAGGCGTGGTGGTGCGGTGGGATGTGTGATACAATGGGCGAAATGAAACAAGGTCTATACGCAAATATCAACGCTCGCCGTAAGGCTGGCACCAGTCGTCCTAAATCTAAAAGCACGATCTCACCTAGGGTGTATCGTGTGATGAAAGCGAAAAAGGGTGGCTTCGCACCGAGATAGGGATCTGCTTAAAAGGGCATACAGCTTTATTGCCCTTCTACAGCGCGAGAATGCCCAGCTACATGCGGTTCTTCGCCAGCTAGGGCAATTGGTCGATGACATGGAAAACAACTGTTCATACGAGGTTTTCGAGCATGAGTGGGCTGAGATAGCGTTATCGATGGCCAAGCTTTCGACTTTCTTCGCAAAGCACCAGGAGGACCTGGCTGCTCTAAAAGACTGCGATATATTCGATGGGGAAGTTGATGAAGTATGAGTACACAAGACTTGCCTTGTAACAGTCCAAGAAGGACTCCAGGCGCAAATAAGAAGTTCGTGGTTAGGGCCTGCCAGAATGGTCAGTCAAAGACCATTCGGTATGGAGACCCAGACATGAAAATCAAGAAGGGTAACCCAGACCGCAGGCGTAGCTTCAGAGCTAGGCACAAGTGTGATTCAGAGAAGCCAAGCAAGATGACTGCTAGGTACTGGTCATGCAAGAATTGGTAGGCATATGAAAAAAGGCTTTAAAACCACACGCAATCGCTCCAGGATGCCTGTTAAACGCGTGATTAAAGCGAAGCAAGTAGGGGATAGCGGGGTAGTTAAGAAAACGCCTATTATAGACCGTCCGCTTGGGAATAGGGCTTGTTGCTGCTTTATAGGTAAATAGTAGCTATTCTATTCCTTATGGGACATTTTTCAAAATAGTAAAATTTGAAAACCGATTTTGAAAATTGAAAATCCAAATTTTCGGATTTCGCTATGCTATCCTTATGAAGGCTTTTCTAAATTAATTTTTATAGCGCTAGAGCTGGTAGCGCTTTCAGCGCTTCCAAGCGCTCCTGCCTGCCTGGTGACCCTATAGCGCTCCCATCGCGCATTGACCGCGCGTTGTGCCTGCTCCCTGGTCCGCGCCTTGCTGGCGCCCTTTACGCTTCCGCCCTTCTTGCCCATCGCGGAAAAGTAGGCTCGAATCTCTGCGCTTATTTCGTTCATGTTTTGATTCTCTTTTTATTTATGGCCTGGTCAAGACAATAAGAATCCCTCCCAGGGGTCGAACCTGGAAAGGATAGTGATTAGATAACGATAAGATGGCGCTTCATCCATTCCTTTGAGATGCCATTATCTTCTAGGCGCCCACGCAATGCCTTGTCGATTTTCTTAATATCAAGCTTATTGATTTTCTTTTTTTGCTTTGTTTGCTTTGTGTTTTTCATATTCTTCCTTTCGTTTGTGTTTTGATTAGGTGCCACTATCGCGTCACCTCTCCTGCCCTTCGCTACAAGGGCAGACGAGGGGAAACTTACTTTGCCCCAAAGATTAGGGTTATAACTCCCACAAGGCAGGCACCTAGAATGATGCCCCAAGCGAATACCCAGGGTTGCGCTAGTTGCATGATGTCACCTCCTCTCTTGAGCGTGAATTGCGCATGACATAATGAATTGCGCCCATAGTCTGCGCATTCCAATTATATAAGGCGCGATCCATTTCAAGGTTCATTCTGAATGCCATTGTATCTTCCTGGCCAAAGGTTGCATTCTCAACGGCAATCCTCCGCGCTTTAGGAAACTTCCCAAGCGCCTTTTCAATCGCTTCGCTCCTGGTCATTTCAACTTCTCCAGATTGACATATGACAAGAGATCCAAAGCATTCCCAAGGCATCCAGAAATAATGTCGTTTCCTGGTTCACCCCTGGCATCTATGTTTTCATCATATGCCCTTCTTACTTCGCTATATATTTTTGATATAATCTCTGCTTGGCTCATATGCTTTCCTTTCTTATATCAGCCGTCCATTCAATGCCGTTTGCAATGGCCCAGGCCAGCGCGCGTTTATAGGTTGTAAAGCGCGCCTGAAATTGCCCTTGTGAATTGTATAAATAAAAGAAATAAAGTTTATTCACAAGACCTGCCCTCCGTCGTAAACTTTGCATCGATCTTCGATTCGACGACCAGGGCCTGCCAGTCTTCGGGACTGGTAAGCTCAAGAATCTGCTCGACCAAGTCTCTTTGCGGTTGGTCAAGTAGCCTTTCCCAACATATTTCTTGTATGTCTTCTGGGAGTGAATTGATCCACTCCAACGCATTTTTGTATTGTGTTTTCATGTTTCCTTTCTGTTTGTGTTTTTTAATTTGCCCTAGCTATCGCAAGGGCCTTTTCCTTCTGCGCACCATGCGGAAGAAATCCAATTATGACCGAACGATCCGCGCGCTGACATAGTCCGCAGGTTGAGCATGTCGTCCCCTCCCTAGTCTGGGCAGGGCAAACGACAACTTTCCTCCCCCTGGGAGTCGTCGTGTTCCTTTTATCCTCATATGGTAAAAGGGTCGTGACTGGTCCAATGCCCAGGCTCGCCAGCTTGTCGGCGTGATTCAGTCCGTTCGCGCTTAAATTGATCGTGAACCCTTGCGCGTTTGCGCTCGCAATCGCTTTCCTATTTTCTTCAATCGGTCCAGACTGCGAATCCAGAACAGGTTTATGGGTATAGGTGAAGCCCTTGCGCCCTTGGTTCGCGTTCACAAGGTCAGCCAGGAATTGAGGGAGTATCTCCTCATTATCTCCTGGCAAATCCCCTGCCTGGTTGTGGCGCCAAAGTTGCCCCCTTGGCAATGAGCGGATTTCATCCAGGAAGCATCCCCAGGCGCTTCCACGGACTCCCCTGCTTACCTTGTCCCAATGCCATTTAATCGGGCCGATGACATAGCATCCAGCGCCTTTTAAAGGGCAAGAATCTGGGCAAGTAGATTGGGGAGATGTCGAGACTGGAATCGGTCCAGTCTTTTCGTTCGAGCTACTCCTGGTAAGATGAAACTTTTGTTCCTGGTCGTTCCATCCAATAATCTTTGCGGGCGCCTTGTTCATGCGGTCCCCCATGCTTTTTCTTTGATCCATTGAATGACCTTCCAGGCATAATATGGAGAAGTAAACTCCGCAAGATATTCAAAAATATATCTTTCGTGGATTCTTCCAAAGGCGCCGTTGTTTAAAATTGCGTCGTTGTAATAGTCGCGGATTTCCAATTTAACTATGTCCCCGCAACTCTTCGCGCGAATTACTCCGCCCGCGCAACATGCTCCAATTCTCCAGGTCTTTGTTCGTCTTGTCATTTATTTGCCCCCCCTTCTTTTCTCTTCTATAAATTGCGCCAGCTCCTGGCGCTGGGAATCGCAACATTGTTCGATTCTTTCCCAATCTGTTTTTGTGAAGTTTTTGACATCCACAATAGAATCATTTTCCAGGGGACCGAAACTTCCATCAGCAGTAAAATAAAACTTCGTTGTCATGTTATTTAATCCTTCCCGCCAGGACGCCAAAGGCGACGCCAGCGAAAAAAACTAGTCCGATGATTTGAGGTAGGTTATTCATATTAATAAATCCCCTGCTTAATTTCTTCGAGTCTCTGCTGGAAAAGTTTTGTTGCGCACTCCAGGTTGTGCAATGCATCCATGATGTCTGAATCGTCAAGCTTACGCACGATATCTTTCAAGACATTGTGCGTGCATGGATTCGAGAGAATCGCGTTTTTGCGCTCAGCATAGGTGCGAGTGACTTTGACCGCGCTCGCTTCGGTTTGTGTATTGGTGTTGCTCATCCTCTTAACATACGCAACCTCGTTGAGTAGTCAACATGTTTTTTTAAAATATTTTCATGGTAGAATATGGGCATGGAATCGATGCCTGCTGACGCCCCAGGGGAAGAATCCCTGGCTCAAGACAAGGGGAAGAATGGAAAGCCCTCCCTTTATAACGATCAGATTGCCCAGGAAATAATCGATGCTTGCCGTAGTGGATTCACCCTGGAAAAGGCGGGCGCCCTGGTTGGCCTTTCACCTAGCACAATCAAATCCTGGTGCGCCAGGAAGACAGACTTTGCGCGCAGGGTCGAGACTGCCAGAAAAAAGCATGAGCTTGCCCTCCTTCGCGATGTCGAGCTGGCAGGGCAAAAATCCTGGCAGGCCAAAGCTTGGTGCCTGGAGCGCATTTATTCCTACGCCCAGCCCAGCGCCAGGATCGCGGTCCAGGGAAATGTCGAGCATGGGTTAAGCGCAGGACTAGCGCAGATTTTAGCAGGTTCCTTGTCGAAAAAAGAAAAGCCTGCACAAGTGATTGATGCGCAAGTAGATAAATTGGAACTTCCCAACCTAACAATTCGAGACAAGAATTATTGTGCGACAAACGAAAAGCCCTCCCAGGAAACTTCCGCCCAGGTCGTCCAGGTCGAGCAGGCAAGCGCGCCAAAGCGCAGGCGCCATGTTCCGATGAGAAGACGCTCGCCTAGGAAAGCGCAGGCCCTAGATACCACGACGCCCCCTGGGGGTCCCCCCTCCCCAAATTTAAAATCGGTAACCCCCCCAAGTATTTGCGACACAAAATAAAAAGAGGTCTATAGTGGGCAAAACAACTAAGCCTCCCAAACGCACGCCAGAGGAGATTTTAGCGGAAATCCAATCACCAGCAGGATTTGCAAAACACGTCCTTGGACTTGAGTTATATGATTGGCAGAGAAAGGTTTTGCGTGATCTGCAAGACAAAGATTGCCGAGTTGCACTCAAAGCAGCGAACGGATCTGGCAAGACAAGCACAGTCATCGCGTCAATTTTAATTTGGCATGCGTTCTGTTTTAAGGGAAGCATTGCTACGACAACCGCAGGCGTATGGCGACAAGTCGAGAAACAATTGTGGCCTAGCCTGCGCAAACACATTGCGCGCGTAGGCGGAAATTGGGAAGTCACCTCTGGAGAAATCCGCTACATATTTCCAGACGGATCGATGAGCAGGATCGTCGGGTACAGCGCGACAGACCCAGGTCGGGCGGAAGGGTTCCATGCCGACGACCACGACACCATGCCGTTGCTGATCGTGGTGGACGAAGCCAAGTCAATCCCAGACCCTCTCTTCGAAGCCCTGTGGCGTTGCCAACCCACTCGCGTATTGCTGGCCTCCAGCCCTGGTGCGAGTACTGGCGCGTTCTATCGCGCGTTCACCAAGGAGTCAGCGATGTGGAAGAAGCACACCGTGACAGCGTTTGATTGTCCCCATATCACCAAGGCGCAGATCGACGAGGTGGTCCAGCGGTATGGCGAGAAGCACCCGCTGACCAGGTCGATGGTTTATGGCGAGTTCGTGGACATAGGGTCGGAGAGTCTTGTCATCAATTACAACTCGCTCCAGGGATGCCAGAACAGTCCTCCAGACTTTAAGCCTGGGAACAGGACGGCAGGAGTGGACTTTGCAGCAGGTGGTGACTGCAACGTGCTTTGCATTCGGGATGGAAACAAGATCCTTCCGATCATCGCTTGGCGCGAGCGGGACACCATGGCTGCGGTTGGCAAGTTCATCGTCGAGTTCAAGAAGCATGGCTTGAAAGCTGAAGACATCTATGCCGACGCCAGCGGTCTTGGAATGCCCATGTGTGATGCCTTGGCCGAGTCTGGATGGCGGGTCAATAGGGTGAACTTTGGTGGCGTGCCTCACGATGCGGATGCCTATACGAACAGGTCGGCAGAGATGTGGTTTAACATGTCTAAGAAGATTTCCGATCGTGAGATCATACTGCCAGAGGATGACGACGAACTGATGGCGCAATTGACATGTCGCAGGACCGTGACCAACAGCAGGGGTAAGCTGGGCGTCGAATCAAAGGATTCCTTGCGCAGTAGGGGCATATCCAGCCCCGATAGGGCCGACGCATTGGCATTGTGCCTAGATGGTGGTAATGTACGCTGGGACTTGACTTTCCCTACGGAACGGCCAACTTGGCGTACGTTAAACGATCTAATGGAACAAAACGACCCAGTTATGGCTGGGTTTGACGCAGGAGGATAAACTATGAACATCTGGAATTGGATTACTGCTAACTGGCAGACCATCGTCGCTGCTGTGGGTGGCGTGGTGCTGACCGCTCGTATCATCGTCAAATTAACCCCTAGCGATATTGACAACGTGTGGCTGGAGAAGATCGTGTCTTTCCTGCGCGCAGTTGGCCTAAAGATCGACTAATAATTCTGTGCTTCGTGCGCTGCTTGAGATCATCTCAGCCATATTCCGTATCATCCCAGGATGGCGGGAGAAGCGCACACAAGATTTCGAAAATGAGTGGCATCGCAATCGTGATGCCATTAACAGCGATCTTGGCCGTAATGCTTGGTGGGTGCGTGACAACTCATCCAATAACTCAGACGAGCGGGATAGTTGAAGAGTTGATGAAAGATCCGACCTACATCGAAATCCGCAGAGGTACGCCTGGCGCGCGCGAATGGGCAAGGAAAGCTTTGAATGCTGTCAACGATCTTTCGTATGAATTGAAGACCGAGAGGAATAAATAAAATGCCAATTACCCAAGACAAATACAATCGTCGCGCGGATTATCACAAACGGATCATCGACTGCCTTAACCAGCGCGAGACTTGGGAGAATCGCCAGCGCCTGTTCTACCAGGCTCGATACTTTGGTGTGCGTCGTAAGACCAAACCTTGGCCTACCGCAGCCGACCTGCACGTTCAGTTGATCGATACTGCCATCGAGCGCTTAAAGCCTTCGTTCGTCAACAGCGCGATTGGAAACGACATCCTTTCCAGCTTCGTCCCGATGCGTCAGCAGTTGACTCCGATCACGGTTACTGCGGAACGCTGGTTTGATTACAAGATGCGCGAGCAGTC